CTGGTTAGTACGATCTGAAGCTAGACCATCAGCAGGAGAAGAACCAACATAAGGGTTAGACGCCATACCATATCTAGTCTTGAAGCCGATCTTAGGCTGGAAAGTATTCTCACCAACTGCACGAACCATTGTTAATGGAACGTATGGGCAATAGAAGATACCAGCATCGTAAGGATTAGTACCCTTATAACCAACTGTTACATAGTCAGCTGAAGCATAAGGATCAATATAAACCTTAGTACGACCGTTAAGTACACCAGCAAAAGTGTTACCAGTATCATCAACATTCAATGAAGTTGAAAGAGCTGGAGCGTAATCAAGCATACCAGAAGCAGCTAGAGCAGATGCAACATCTGAAGAACAGATGATGAAGTTACCCTTACCTCTACGAGTTTCTTTAGCAATTACGTTTGCTTCTCTTTCTAGTTGAACGATAAGACCTTTGAATTTCTCAGCAGACCAACGACCGTCAGCATCTGTAGAAAGATCAAAGATACCAGCTGTTGTTACATTAGCTTGACGAGCACCAATCTTAGCTTGAGCATTGATAGTTCTAATAACTTCTCTATTGATCTCAGCAAGGATTTCAGTAGAAAGGATATTAGCTAGTTCAGTCTCAGCATCCAAACCGTGGATCGCTTTAAGATCTTGAGCTAGTTCTAAAGTGTACTCAGCTTTAAGAGCTCTTGACTTAGCTGTTACTGTAGCTTTCTCAATTGTGAAACCCATTTCAGCAAAATCATCACCAGTTCCGCCTAGTGCTTCAGCTTGAGCTGTAGTATATGCAGTACCAGTTTCAGGAGCATAAGTTGAACCAGAGTCAACAATTGAAGAGTCAGTATCAGTATCAGAAGCACCAACTAAACCAGAAGGACCTCTTGATCCGTTACCAGTTGTAGCAGAGTCACCTGAGTAACCAACAGCAGCTTCGTTAAATAGTGCTTCGTCGCCATTTGAAACGCCAGCTTTAGTAGTCTGATAAGTTGACTTCATAGCGAAGATCAAACCAGTAGGACCAGACATAGGCTGAACACCACAAACGTCGTATGCCATTAGGTTAGGCATAGCACGTCTAACTAGAGCAATTAGAACTGGGTTCCAATTAGCAGCTTGGCTAGTAGTATTATTTTCATGAAGAGATTCTTCTTTAAGAGCAATCTCTTGGTTTTCTAGAACCGCGGCAGTTACCGCTTTTCTGTGCGAGTCTTTGATTTCGCCAGCAGTTTCTTCATTAAGAACTGGTGACCATTTCTCAACTAGCTTGTCGTAAGAATTTACGTTATTCATCTTTAGGACTCCCCGTTATTTAGATGTTTTCTTAATAGCAGATAGATATGAAGACATTGAATCAGCAGAAGTTACTTCATAAGCATCTTCTTCATCAAGAATTTCTTCTTCTCCACCTGTTGATTTTTTATTAAAATAAGACTCTTTGATTGTATTAACTTTTTGAGCGAAAGTTTCTTCGTCATCAAAATCAACACCTTCAGCAAGTGACTTAAGTTTTTCGACTTGAGTTTCAGCTAGATCTTTAGTAGCTTCGGCAATAACTGCTTCACGCTTATAATGCTCTAACTCCTCAGCCATTTCGATTTGCTTAGCAGTAGAATCGTTAAGTTGAGATTCCAACTCTTCAACGCTTTCCGCTAACTCGTCAACTAGGTCAACTTTAGACTCTGGTACTTCAATGTAAGACTCAGTGAATAGATCTTTAAGATTATTCATAAAGTTTTCTGCAATCTCTGTTCTAAGACCAGTTTCGATTGCTACTTTGTTGTCCTCGATCCATTGCTCTACTACGTAGTTCAAATATGAATCAACCTTTTCTACGAGATCATTTTTAGTTTGTTCAATCTCTTCACTAAGTTCTTCTTCGTACTTAGCTTCAAGACGATCAATTTCCTCTGAAAGCTTTGATGTAATCGCAGCCTCAAAAATAGTTTCAGCTTTTCCTTTGAACTCATCAGATAAAGTAGCTTCTTCAGCAACTAGTGCTTTAAGATCTTCTTTAAAATCTGCTTGATAATCAAAGTCATATGCATCTTCAGAAATAGATTCACCATCAAAAGCTTCGGCTTCTGTGCCTGCCATAACAGTTTTCAAAACACCAGCCAATTTATCCTTAGTCATACCTTGCATAGCAGTTACCGCAGCACCTACCATACCAGCTTTTGTCTTAGGCATTGGATCTTGTTTCTTACTGTCAGAAGCAGTAGCACCTGCAGCTGCACCACGTGAAGCAGTACCAGTTGCACCACCAGCTTTCGCTGTTGCATCTACTGATTGCTTTTCAGCATTCTCAGGATCATGAGCTTCTTCCACAACTTCGTTCTCAACATCGTCGTAGAGTTCTAAGTCCTGATCGTTTTCGATTTTATCAGTCATTTTGACTCCTTAAATATTATTTACTTTTGAGTAACGAGAGGAAATTCTTAAACTCACGTACCTGTGTTTCATACAGATTTGATCGCGTAGCTTTCTTAATTTCAGTCTCCATTTTTTCAATTGTCTGTGCCTCAATGATGCCATTGTTCCATACCCATTCTACACCTTCCATAACTCCATTAACAAAAGCGCTTGGAGCAGATGGATCTTGTACAATGTCAATTGCGTTTAGTAGAAAATCATCTTTAACTACTACGCCACCATTTGACTGCTGCAGACTTCCCATACCACGAGTCGATACCCCTAGATTGACGCCACCACTAAGAAGACCTTCTACAATCTTACCCATCGGGGTGTCTAATATTGAGGCTTTTCCCACAACATCGTTCCCTTCAAAATTTAGAGATTCG